TTCACCGAGGCCCAGTCGGGCTGCTCAGGATTGAGAATGTTCTTTGGCATCGCTACCCCCTCAGATGTTGATGTCGGCGAGGACGGGCTTCGGATCGATGCGCTCGCAGAGGACCACGCTCTCGCAGGCGGCGATCTGATCAGCGGTCAGGAGCAGCTTGGCCTTGGTGGAGCTGAACGTCGTGCGCTCGTACAACGACACGACCACAACAGCGTGCTCACCCTCGATGCGCTCGAGGCCGGTGTCCAAGATTTCGCGGCGAACCTTCTCCATTTCGTCGGAGAGGCGCTTGAGTTCGTCCTTCAGGAAGGCAAATCGGTCGGCGACGTTGGTCATGTCATTTCCCCATCCGGTCGGTGATTCGACCATGAACAGAGAATGGCATGACCTATGGTCGGTGTCAACTGCTAGTTGATATGATTTCGGACCCACTGCCCAAGCGGGGTGTCGGCGAGCTGGCCGAGCGCGGAGAGGTAAACGTCGAGGATCTCCTCGCGTTCCCGCCGCTTTTGGGCGTCCTCCCGGCGCATTTTTAAGATGGCGCGCAAGATGGCCGGATCATAGCCTGCGCTTTTAGCCTCGGTGAGCACGTCTTTCATGTCTTCGACGATGACCCGCTTTTCTTCATCAAGCTTCTCGAGCCTTTCGATGAATGACGCTAATTTAGCAGCCCCAACATTATCAGTCATTTACGGCCCCCTTGATTCGCGCTTCGTTGCGCTCAACCCATTTCATTGTTTTCGCGGCGGCCTCGAGGTCAACCAAGAAACTTTCCTTGATCGGCAGCAGGGCCGCATCGCGCTTTCCCGCCTGCACATGAGACCGCAGAATGTCCACCGCGCCCCGAAGATTGACGGCGGCCCGCTCGACCGCCATCACCTGCTCACTCAGGGTGGGTTGATTGCCTCCACGATGATCCGACACTGCGGCCCCTCCGTCTCCCAGCTCGCGATGAGCTCGCGGCAGTAATGGTCGTTCTCGATGACGCCAGCAGCCTGCAATACATCGCTGGCCGCCTTCAGGAGGTTGTCAAGGTCGCGTTTGCGCGCATCAGGAGGGACCGCCCGGAGAATCATCCGGTACTCGCCTTTGATCTTTTGGCCCCTCGCCTGCGCTGCAATTTCCCACGCGGCGCTTGTCTTCCACACCTTGTACCTCGGCGCGACGTAAACTCGACCGTTTGGGCCTGTCCTCCAAAGGCTGTTCACGCTGGGTGGCAGCGGTAGCACGATTTCGATTCTGTTCTCTTGCGACATGTAAAAGCCGGACAATTTCAGCCTCGGGCATGTTTACCCGCTCGGCGATGATGGATGTGTCGAATCCGTAGCAGAATAACCGCCAGACATCATCCGCTGAGAGGCTCAGGGCTTTTCTCCAAAAATGTCGGGGCGCAGGCGATATCGAGAGATGCCGGTTGCGCGCTCGACATCGAGGGCTCGGCTGGCCGGAACGCGCCACCACACAGACACCGCCTGTGTGCTGATGCCCAGTGCAAGCGCAAGTTTTCGCATAGACCCGGCCTGCTGAATGGCCTCGATCAAGCCCGGTGTTTTGTCAGCTCTCTGTTTCATGGGAAACACAAAAAAACATTCTCGCCCGCAATGTCAATCACCCCTTGAATGTCGCCTGCGAATAGGGTATCAAGTAGAGGTTGATAAGGAGTCTTCCTATGCAAAGCAGCGAGACTATCGCGTCGTTGATGGCTGCGCTTTCAAAAGCGCAAAAAGGGCTGGAGAACATCGAGAAGTTAAAAAAGAACCAGCATTTCAATTCCTCTTACGCTGACATCGCAGATGGCCTGCGAATAATTCGGCCTGCACTGTCTGAGCAGGATTTGGCTATCACGCAGGCTACAGAGTTCGACCGTGAAACAGGCATGTTCGTCCTGCACACGCGCATCTATCATGTTTCAGGCGAGTGGATTGGATCGACGTATCCACTGCCGACAAGCGGCAAAGCGCAGGAGATGGGATCTGCGATTACATATGCGCGTCGCTACGCTTTGTTTGCGCTGGTAGGCACCGCCGCCACAGATGAAGACACCGATGGAAATGACGCCGCGCAGGCGAACATGCGGCCCGTCAAAAAAGAACCGCCGGCGCTTTCCGTCGAAATGATGGACGCAGCACGATCAGCGGCGACAAATGGTGTCGATGCGTTTCGCGAATTTTGGGGCACGCTCACCAAGCCGCAGCGCTCGATGTTTTCAACAACCGTGATTGCAGATCTGCAAAAGATCGCACAGGCCGCTGACGAGGCAGATTGATGGAACAGCGCACTGAGGAATGGTACACCGCACGCGCCGGCAAGGTCACAGCGTCGCGAGTCGCCGACGTGATCGCGCGCACCAAAACAGGCTACGGGGCGTCACGCGCGACATACATGGCGGAGCTCGTCATCGAGCGCATCACCGGACAGCCGACAGAAAAGTTTTCTTCGGCTGCTATGCAATGGGGAACGGAAAAAGAGCCCGAGGCCCTGTCAGCATATCAGGTTGAAACGGGCGCTTTGGTCGAGCAGGTTGGTTTTGTGCTTCACCCAGACATTCAGGGATCTGGCGCAAGCCCTGATGGTCTGATCTCCGCGGATGGTCTCATCGAAATAAAATCGCCAAGCAGCGCCACGCACCTCGACACTTTGCTTCAGCAAAAAATCCCAAGCCGCTATCAGACTCAAATGCTCTGGCAGATGGCCTGTACCGGTCGGGCATGGTGCGACTTTGTTTCGTTTGATCCGCGAATGCCCGACCATTTGAAACTGTTCATTCAACGGTTCAATCGAGATGATCTTCTAATAAAAGAAATCGAAGATCAGGTTCGTGTGTTCATCGCAGAAATCGACCAGAAGGTCGAAGACCTCAACAAACTTTACAAGAAGGACTGATCATGGCCCAGCACATGGAAATTGTCTCGGTTCGTCCGGGGAAAGAGAAGCCGGTTTACGTTCGCATCGGTGCGATGTTCCCGGCAAAAGATGGCAAAGAAGGATACACAATCAAATTGGATGCGATTCCTTTGCCTAACGAAAAGGGTGAAGTTTGGCTAATGGTTCGCCCGCCTTTCGAAAAAGATAGACAACAGGGATATGCCGCGCCACGGTCGGCTCCAGTCTCTCGCTCACCACAGCCGCAGATCCTCGATGACGAGGTTCCGTTCTGATGGATGTGCTTACTCCACGCGGTCAGGAGTCGCGAACGCAGGAGGAACGCGCAATTGCTATTTGGCAATCTCGATTTCCTCACATCGCCTACATACACACGCCAAAAGACAGCCCGGCTGTTGTGGATGCGATACTCGTGCGCGATGGTCAGATCGTTGGAGTTGTAGAGACAAAATGCAGGCCGCAACTGACGGTCCTTCAATTCAGCATGGATTACCAATCTCGATGGTTGGTGACAAAAAAGAAAATAGACGACGGCGTGCAAATTGCGAAATCTCTATGCGTGCCATACGTCGGTTTTCTTTTTCTACCCGACGCCGATCTGCTTCTGTACCAAACAATCTGGAGACCCGGTGAAGGATACGTTTGCGATATAACCATCGCAGATACCCGGACGCAGGCTACGATCAACGGCGGATCTATCGTTAGAACGAACGCCTTCATTGATATGTCGAAGGCGAAATTTATAGCGGGAGACGAGAATGAACGACGCACCGATTTCGGAGCAGTACCGAATAGTGGCGAAGAAGTGGGTGGAGAAGGACGGGGCGGCGCGTCTTCTTGAAGAGACAAAGACAAGCGTGCTTGCAAAGATGATATCTGAGCTTGGCGACATGCCATACAATCGAGCTGAAGCAACAGTGAAAGCATCATCCGAATGGCGTGAGTTTTTAGAACAGATGGTGCAGATGCGGACAGACGCCCTGCTATTGAAATGCCAGATGGAATATCTGCGTATGAAATTCAGCGAATGGCAATCAGACGAGGCGACACGCAGAGCGGAGATGAAACTATGAGCGACGATGTTGAAGACCTGCTCAAGCAGATTAGAGAAATAATCGATGAGGTTTCTGACCGCGCGGAAGAAGTAAAGAAATCGCGCGAACTGGCTGATGAAATAGGTGATGTAATTGAAGGCGAGCAGTTTGGAATAGGCATAGAAGCGCTGGTATTGGTGTCTGTTAAAACAATATGCGCGATGGCTACAAGCAGAATGCACGCTATGGGGCTGTCCGCGCATATGTGTCGGCATATTATGCACGGATGTGAAAAACACGAAATAGAAGCAGAAGAGACAAAATTGCAATGAAACGTGTTCGCATCACAGCGAAGATGCGCGTCGATATATTTCTACGCCACGATGGCGTCTGCCACCTGTGTAAACTGAAAGTAATCCCCGGCGAAGAATGGGATGTGTCACATGAAATTCCGTTGGAAGCAGGCGGTCGCGATGACGATAGCAATTGGCTGGTTGCTCATCGTCGGTGCCATCGTACTCACACTGCGACAGTAGACGCGCCTTTAATAGCCAAAGTTAAAAGGATTTGCGCCCGACATCTAGGCGCGAAAAAATCGAGAACACCCATGCCGCTAGGCAGGAACTCGAAATGGAAACGAAAGATGGATGGGACAATCGTTAGGAGAGAGAAATGAACTATTCAGAGCTGTTGGAAGTAGCAAACGTCACTGCACAAAATCGCGGCGTTCAGTATGGCGACATGGTGTCAACGATGGAGCGCATCTCAAAAATAGCTACGCTGATCACAGGAAAGGTGATTACCGCCTATGATGTTGCAATGGTTCTTCACGCTGTTAAACTGGGGCGTCTACAAGACAACCGTAACGGTGTAGACAACTACGTGGACGGTGTAAATTATCTTGCGTTCGCCGGCCAATTCGCAACCTCATCCCACGACACATATGACGCTTTAGAGGATGACATCGCCGCTGTAGCAAAGCGGTTCGCACCAAGAAGGGATACTGCTAATGCGGAAAACAATCGCGACCATAACGGCGGTGGCTATGACGCTAACCGGCCTGATGCACCCACTGGTGGCTGAAGAATCAGCGGCTGACTTTTTCCGCAAAGACAGAGACTACTGGTCAAAGGGCCTAAGAGCTCCCGACACTCCAAAATGGGCGGGGTCTCTAAATCTTGGATCGGTTGATATCCCAAACAGCTCGGATCGTCAGGCGGTTGCGAAAGCAGTCGCCGACGAGGCCCGCAGGCGTCTGGGCGATGAGCATGTGAACTCCGCTCTTCGCATCACAAAGCTAGAGAGCGGTTTTCGGTGTCACGTTCTAGGCCCGAAAACTCGGCATGGACGAGCGGTTGGGCCATTGCAGGTGCTGCCTTCTAGCGCGCGCGCGTTAGGCGTGGAAGATCTACATAAGGACTGCAAAGCGCAGATCACAGCAGGCATTCTTCATATGGAGAAATGCTTGCAGGCGGGTGCGAGAACGTACAGGGACATGGCCGCGTGTCATGTCGCAGGATGGGGTGGATGGAATAAACGCTTGAACAAGCGCGCCGAGCGCTACAAGCAAAAATACATCCGCATGGCTCAGGCTTCTAACGTGCCCGCTTGGGCAGGGACGCTTCGATGATCGACTACTTGTTGTTTCTGTTATCGGTGGTGGCGACAGTCGCCACCATTCTAGCCGGGATCTGGGGTGGCATAGCAATATGGTTGACCACAGAGCTAATCGTGGAGAAGACCAAAAAAAGGTGAGGGCAGTAAGATGCAAAAATCTACTTCTCCTGCAATCATCAAAAAAATACAAAAGATGTGGTCAGAGGGGAAGACCGGCGGTCAGATTGCGGATGCAATCGGCAAGACCCGCGGGTCAGTAATGGGGATACTGTATAGAATCCGTCAAAGAGAGGGCGACGAATTAGTTCGCGTTGGTGAACGCAACAAATTTAAAAAAGCTCCGCAAATAAGAAACAAACGCATTTTGCGAGAAGTGAAAATGGGATTGAGGCCTGAGCCTGAAATCCCCTCTTATGCCTTTCCGCCGACAACAAATGGTCAAGAAGGACTGACCATCTTACAGCTCAAAATAAACTCTTGCAGGTACATCATTCGCGAAGATGACGCATGGAACACATTTTATTGCGGCGTCCCGCGCAAAAGAGGTGCATACTGCGAGGATCATGCAAAACTTTGCTATGTCGCACAGCCCACGGGGAAAGAGCGGAAAAAGCATCGCAATGTTTTTGTTCTAAGAGCTTCTTGCTAAAAGGCAGAAGGGCGCGGGCATGTCGCCTGCGTTGAAATCAGGGTCGAGTTCTTGCCTCTGGTTTTTCAAGAAAACTGTCACAGCGTCAGATCGTAAACGCTTACTGCCCGGCGCACGCGCCGGGCTCTTCACATCGTTCTGCCGGGACCGTAGATCGTCAACGGAGGAGCGGGGATCGTGCGGCCCTCTTCTTCTCCAGCCTGCCCGCCAATAAGACGGCCAGCCTGCCCCGAAATCTCTTTGCGCCGAGAAATCGAAGCGGCTTCTCTCTTAGCCTGTTCTTCAGAGAACTTTTCGAGAGAGCTGATTGCGCGAGATACATCTCTCGGGTTTCCAGCGCGAAGGATGTTGGCGATTGCCTCCGCTCTCTTCTCTGGGATGGCAGGGTTGTTCGCGAAGACGTTCAACATGCGCCTGAACATCGTCGTAGGCGCTCCTGCGGCAACATCGGCAGCAACGCCAAGGATTCCAAAATCATCGGACTCAAGATCTCTGAACTGCTGACTTCTGCGAGCGGTCGCCGGCCCTTGAACCATGCGGTTGGCGTTTTGCAGAAGTCTCGCCTCATATTCGAGGGTCTCTTGGAACAAACGCGCATTGACAGGATTTGGCATAATGATCTCGAGAGCCGCCCGACGATCTGCGATGTTTTCGCCAATCTTCTTGGTAGCGTCCGTCGTATCGCCAGACCCATAAATTCTGTCGCGTATATTCTTCAAAGCGCCGATGCGATAAGCAGCCTGCTCGGCGCTCGACATATCTGGGAAGGATCGCGCAAGAGCCTCTGGATCGGCCCTCAAGAAAGACCTCCCGGCCTCCAGCGCTTCCTGAACTTCTTTGTCGCCGCGGAAGACGCTGCGAGCCTGCCTGAACGCATCGACATTGTTATCGAGCACGTCAGCTATTTGACCTCGAAGCCTCAGACCAACCCGACCGAGCTCGGTGTCATAACCAGCTCGCCTTGCGGCCTGATTAAGACCGCGCATGAGATAGTCCCATTTCTGGACCTGCGGAAGAGCGTCAAACTCTTTCATCGCAATTCCAGATCCGGTGTCCACATCGCGCGTACCGAGTCTCCCAAACTCATTTCTCTCGCCGGCATAGAGACGGCGCGCGTAAGACTCCGCAGATGGGAAGGCCCTCTTAACAGAGTCAGCAATAGTCTGTAGCTCGAACTGCGCTTGCTCAGGCAGAACTGCGCGATAGGCTTGCTCGTAATAAGGCCTCGCATTGCGCCTGAGAGCGTCCGTTAAAGCCTCTTCGGTGGCGTAATAGTCCACCGCTCGACCTTGATTCAACGAACCTCTGGCCGCAGCCATCACCCGGTCGCGCTGACCCATCTGGCGCTCGGCGACATCTTCAGCCAGAAGCTCTGCGCCACGGCCCGGACGCTGGACGATGCCTTCAGCTCGAGACGTGAGAGACGGAGAGACATCAAACAACTGGGCCGGGACACCCGCTTTGTACATTCTCTCATAGGCCTGCTTGGCATCAGCCGGAGACATTCCGCTGCGCTCCAGATCTTGCAGAACCTTTTGCATGGCGACTTTCCCAGCCACCTCGCCGGACTCATCAAAAAATCTTTCTTTCACCGCGCCAAGAGCTCGAGATCCAGCTCCCAGCACAGCGCCTGTGCCTGCGCCTGCCGCCCCGCCAACAAGAGCCCCGGTTCCTGCGCCCATCAGACGCTGACCGACGCCCTCTGCATCGAGACCGCCTTCCGCCCCGCCAAGACCGCTGAGCGCGCCCTGCTTTGATCCAGCAACGGCGGCCTGCCCTACGGGGGTTGCCAGAGCCCTGCCGACTCTCGTGGCGCCCTGAGCTGCTCGCGCAGCGCCAAGGCCCGGAATGAGCATAGTGGGAAGCGCGCCGCCGATCTCAGAAACGGTCGCAGCCACCGGATATCGGCCCTCGAAATCTTTGATCTTTTGCCTTTCCTCGGCAAGAGCCTGCTCGAAGGGAATGCCCTCGATGCGGCTGCGGATCGCGGCGATGCCCTCGTCGCTAAAATTAAATGTCAGTCCAGACGCCGCTTTGCGGCCAAGGCCTTTAGCATACTCGCCCCAAGACATCTCTTCTTGAGGAGGCGCAACTGATCCTACGTCAGAGCCCTTGCTCTGTTTCTCAGTCGAGCGCTTTCCAAGAAAAGAGGCAATCTCTTCTTGGGTGGCATCATCCGGGAAAGAATAACCGCCAACGACCTTGGGCATCAGATTACTCCTCGGTCAGTTCGCCGTTCGGCCCGCGAATGACTCGACGAGCGCCGCCCTGCCTTTTGCGAGAAAAGTATTCTTCGTAGCTGACGCGATTGGGGTTTGGCTTCAACGTCTCAATCTGAGCCGATCCTTTTTCAGGATAAACGAAGATGGGATTCGAGTTGAGGTATTCGGACCAGTCGCGGTCTGCGTTCATCAGCGTTTTGTTCACGCGCAAATAGTCGCGCATGAACTGACGCCGAGCCAGCTCATTCTTGCGCGACTCGATCTCAAACAAGGCGATGTTTCTATTGGTTTCAGGACGCTTGTCGGTGCCGACAGTCGTGCCCTTGAACATCGCAACGTCGCGATCAGATGCCGCACCCTTGAGATCTTTTCCGGCGGAAATAGTCATCTGGCCCGAGATGCTCTTCATCTGCTCTGCGGTAGATGTCCAATCAGGAGTATACTTCCAACCCCCGCCGGTTCTGCGGTTTTCCTCATTAAGAGCAACAAAGCGATTGAATAGGCGAATTTCGCCTTGGACATCCTTGTCCTCGTAGCCCTCAACCGTTTTGTCAAACTTCTTTTGGTCAGCCATCATGGCAGCAGTGCGCGCCTTCTCACGGTCTCTAGCATTTGGAATGTTAGAGAATGGATCTTGCTTGAGTATTGGAACGCCAAGCTCAACCGAAAGGTTTTCTTTTTCCTTTTCAGGAGCCCGCGCCGCATCTCCATATGCCTGAGCAAGATCCAAAGGCCTGCCCATAAGGTCGTAGGCGCGCCCATCCTTATAAAGGACAGACATTTTTGAGCCATCAGGCAGCTCAACGGTTTGAAGAGATGGGGCCTTCTCCTGCGACATGCGAAGCTGTTCGAGCTTCATCATCTGGTCAAAGGGAAGGCCCGTTTCGATCTCAGCAGCCATTCTCTGGCGAGCCATCTGGAGCTGGCGCAGTTTTTCCTGACGCTCGCGCTCGCCCTTTGCTGCCTCAGAGAGAGGTCCAGAAGCCGCCTCGCTCGCCGCGCCAAGGCTCTCGGCAAACGACCCCGTCCGAGTCGGCGAAAGAAGAGCGCCAGTGATTTTGGCGAGAGCCGCAGCCTGATCGAGATTCGACATCTTATAAGGCTCGGCGTATTTCGCCTCCTGAGCCTTGAGGTCATCGATCATTGCACGCTGGCGGGCCTCACGCTGCTTTGCCTGCTCCATCGCGAGCTGCATAAGCGCACCGTAACCCCCGGCCTGCGTAGGCGCGGCAGGAGTAGCGGCGGTCGGTACGGAGCCGGTCGTCTGCGGCCCTTCGTCGGGCGCATCGTCGCTTCCAGCTCCATACATCGCCGCACGTCGGCGCATGTCGGCCAATCGCGCAGGCGGAACAGGATACGACGGGACGGTGTCGTCTTCACCCTCGCTCTGCATCCGAGCAAGATCTGCAAAGACGTTATAGATATTGTCGGACATCTATTAGCCTCCGCCCAGAAGCTTGCTAAAAGTAAGCGCGCCAGTCGCGGAGCCGGCGAGAGACGCCAGCGGGCTCGGCGAGTACGTTCCGCCAGTAGACGTACCAAGCTCGGTCTTCGTTCCACCACCTGTGCTCGGCAGTCCGCGAATGACCTCAGACAGCCATGAAATTTGCTGCTTCGGATATGCGGTCTGGCGCATGAAATCCTGATAGGCGAGATCGAGGTTCGCCTGATTCATTTTCTGCTGAGACTGGCCGACCGTCTCCAGAGCTCCAGCCTCTTGCAGCCCGAGCGCCTGCGCGCGTTGGCCGAGCGCAGACTGCTGCGCGCCGATGTTGGCGAGCTGCTGCATTTCCTGCGAAGACAACTGGCCGCTCGCCTGACCAATGGACGCAAGGCGACGGAGATCTTCCTGCGCCTGCTGACCGGCAGTCGTGTACCCCTTCGCGAGGTAGTCACCGATCTGGCCGGCGAGGCCTTCAGAAATGTCTCGAACGCCGCGTTGAGCGAGCTCCTGCTGCCGGGTCGATCCAAATTGCCCCGCACGAATGAACTGGTCGCCGATGGCGGGCATGAGCTTTTCGGTGATCTGACGCTGAGCAAGATCGCCCATGCGCCCGATAACCTGCTCTTCGTAAGGATTCATGTAATTTTTGATCACATCCGGCGCGGTCTGCGCTGACTGACCAAAATATCCCTGAGCCGTCTGCGTCGGACTCATGCCAGCCGCGGCGCCAAGGGTGGAGCCAGCCTGCTGAAGATAAGGGTCGTAAGCGCCGGCCTTCTCCTGCACCGTCTCGAAGGCCTTGCGCTGCTCCTCGGTAAACGGAGCGATTCGCGGGCCTTCGTAGGGCTGGTACTCTTCTTGAGCTGCGCTGTAAGCGCCAGACATCAAGTTATAGAGGTAGTCAGACAGGTATTGCGGAACCTGAGAGGTCGTCAGGGACGACTCCGTCTTCTTCTGAGGCTGTCCCTGAGTGAGGAAGTTAAGAAACGTCATCAGGCTCTCCCGCCCATCAGATAGTGGCCCGGATCTTTGGCGTCAGGGCTAAATTTGCCGCCGGAAAGAGCCTTGCCCTTATGCTTGCGAATATTAGCACGGAACTGGTCAAGGCGCTTGGCTCCCGCCTTGCTCGACCCATCGCCAAGAAGGGCGACAGTCTCGGCGTCGATCACATATTCGCCGTCAGACAGTTTCGCGTCGATCTCGTCAGACCGCCCGGTTCCCGGCCCCTCGACATAGCGACTGGCGCGGCTGAGAGGGCCGCCCACGGGCATCGCGCCGCCGCGGGCAGCTCTGGTGGTCGAAGCCTCATCCTGCTGCTCCTCGCCAGCCACAGAGGCCACAGAGGTGGTCGCAGGTGTATAAGACGAGCGCTCAGGCATTGAGCCGTAATTGTAATAATTATACGTCGAGAGGTAGGGCGTGCGAGTCCGGCGCAGCGGGGACGTTTCGAGCCCCCTCGTCAGGTTCGGGTCTGTCGAAGCGCTCTTGCCAGCCGCAGCGGCCTCGTCTTCCTTCGGCTTGCTAAGGCCACCAAGCGCAGATGTCGCCATCAGAGCAAGCGGGATCGCCGTGCTGGGCTTGGCAAGGCCCGCCAGAGCGCCAGCGCCCTTAATTCCAAGATCCTGCCCGGCCTCCGCAGCGCCAGACGCCACCTGCGCGGCGTAGTCAGCCTTCATAGCGTCAGCGCCGCCCTTGCCAAGGACGGAATCAGTGCCGCCGGAGAAAGAGCTGCCCAGATTGCTTGCCCAGCCAGAGAATCCGCCCTCGCCGGTGCCGGTGACGCCCGGACCCGTCATACCGAGCGCGCCAGCGCCAATCGTGCCAAGGCCGCCCAGAGCAGCACCGGTGAGGCCGCCCTTGAGGCCGCCGCCGGTGACAGCGCCCGTCAGACCGCCGATCACGGCATTGCCCACGACCGAGGGCACCGATGCGCCGAGGATAGAGCCGGCAGCAGCCGCCTCCAGACCGAGACCGCCCAGAATGGACGCGCCAATTGGAGCGCCGACGCCGGTCGCCATCAGGGCCGCAGACGCGATGGCCGCCACAGGGGCAAACCATTTTTGTTTCCAAAACGGCGTGAACTGCGGCATCCCGGTGTGAGGATTGATGGTCGGCTCGCCCCAGTGTTTTACGAGCTCGTCGTATTCTTTTCGGTTGATGTGGATGATTAGCTCATCGCCGCCAACGCCAGCATCCCGGACCTTTTTAGCCGCGTCATGCAGGCCGCCCTTGGCGTACCCCGGAGCGCGCGGAACCTTAATGCAGATAGGCTTAGTTCCAACGCGGCCACCCTCGCGGAAGACGTGCATCGGATTGGGATGAGAGCGCAAAGCATCGTGCATCTTAGCCACCGAGGTTTACAGCAAGGGTGAAGGCAAACGCCCACTCCCGCCAATCGTTATAGTTCAATGGGTTAGGTGGATTTTGTTTTCCAACATCGAAAAGCGCGACCACACCCAAGGCCCAGTTCTGCCATTGCTCAGGATCGTTTAACCGACTGACATTCCCATATCTTTCAAGAGTATAGCTCATTGAATCGGTCCAGTCAGTAACGGTCATTCCGCGGGGGTCGATCATCCGAGCACCGTGCCATCGGCAGGCTCGATGTGAGCAATGCACTGGCCCATTTGATAATCGCCGCCAACGATATTGGATTGGAACCTAAACCTCATTTCGCGGCGAATTTCTTTGAAGAAAATTACCTGCTCATGGGGCGTGTTCGCGGTGTCGGGGAATGTTTTAGGTTCACTCGTAACCTCGGGGCCACGGGCGTTCGCCCGACCCGTAATCTGACACTCCATATCTCCAACCTGAACAAAGTCAGGTTCAATCATCACGCAGCGAAGAGATTTATTCATTGGCTTCTGTTGTTCTGCAATCAATGAAACGTCGGCTGTTTCAAAGAAAGAGGGCACGGAGTTGATAACCGTTCCATCTACCTCGTCTACTCCAGTTTCATGCTGCCAGACTTTGTAGTCGCCGGTTGAAGGGTTTTGATCAACACCGGTGAGAATTGGATATTGATAGATGTTTGCAAATTTGCCCGCCGAGCGGCCCTTGCCGGGGAGTTTGGTGTCGTACCACGTATTCTCGCGCACGTTGTATATCACCGCATGGGTGCATTCGGTTGCGTCGCCGCGTGGGTAGCACCACCAAATTTCACCGAAGCGCGGCACTTTGTATGCGAACACCTTCTGGCGCTGTGCGTAATTCAGGTTGTCAAAGAACCAGTTTTGATTGAGCTGGTTGGGGATTTCGCGCACGACGCCGTTAAACTGAAGGAAGCGGTCAACGCCCGCCCAGTAGAAAATGCCGTCGTACTCAATCACGCCTTGGCTCGACAAAATTGATGTTTGCGAGCTTATCGTGTCAAACTGAAAAATTGCTGCCCCACCAACGAAAGTCGCACGCACAAGGCTGTCAAGGGACCAGAACAAACCAGCGGGCGCATTTCCCGGACCGGCGCGCAACGGCAACGCAGCAACAACTTTTTGTGCTGTAATATAGGCCTGACCAGCACCAGACCCCGCCCAATCATCAGGATTGTTGGGCACGTTCCACGCCACAAAACCGTCTGAGCCAAAAACAAACACGTAAGGATAAAGGCCAACTACGCCACCGGAAACGGCTGGAGCTGTGTTTAAAGTTAGGGCACTCGTACCGTTTACGAGACCCCAATAAAGATTGCTGGTTGCCGTAGAGTCGATGTCAACCAGATTGAGGCCGGGATGCGCCATGATATAGGAACCCGGCGTGACACCGACTGAATCGAAGCTCGTATCAAACGTCCAGAGGTGCGACGTATTGCTGGAGAACCCGGCTGGCGTGCGATTGCTGAACGTGGTGACGGTTCCACTCGCATTCACGGTGAGCTGCGTTAAGAAAGCGTTCCCACCAGACAAAACATAAAGAAGCCCGTCTTCGTTGTAGGTGCTGATACCTCGCGAAATTTCGGGCAACTGATCATTTATGCGCCTGTAACCCCACATCTTGCGCGGTAGGCCGCGCTGAAAACGGCACCATTGTCCGTCAACGTAGAACCCGTTCTCGAACTTGGTTCCATCGCGCTTAATGCCCGGAAGGCTTTTTATGATGTAAGGATTTGTCGGCATCAGCTCATCGCAATCGTAAAGGTTTGCGTGTCTTCAACCCAAGCAGCGCCCATTGCATTGCGCGCAGCAGCGGCATCTACAGCCGTGAACACAGCAATGCCGACAGACGTGCCGCCAAGATTAACTCGAGCGCCAGAGGCGGTGGTCGATCCGGTGCCGCCATCAGAGATCGGAAGCGGCGTCGCAATACCGGTGGAGCTTTCAGCCTCTACAACATTGGTGCCGTCGCAATACAGGATCTGCGCTTGACCCTGATCGACCGTGATTCCGGTGCCAGCAAGGGTCTTCACGGTGAGCGTGTAAGCGCCGGTCGTGGCGTTCGTGATCCAATATTGTTGCACCGTCGTCGGGACGATGATTTCTCTGTTTCCGGTCAATGCTCCATACAAATTGTATGAGATGCGATTGAGCTGCGATCCAGAGAGAGTGAGTGCTCCAGTGCCAGACACATCGATGGCGGTATAATCGAAACCCGTGGCGTTATAAGACCCCGTCAATCCGACTGTATAAAAATTAACGCCGTCAGAAACGATCATTGCCGAATCGGTGTTAAGAAGAGTCAGCGTCGATGCGCCGTCAATTAACACACTACCAGCGTCTACAACGATGTTGCTCGATCCGCTGTTTCGAACATAAACGAACCAGTCGTTACCCAGCGTTACGGCACTCGTCAGAGTCAGCGTGCCGCTCGCACCCGTCCAGTTGATTACCTTTGCACGTTCAGCCGCGCCAATGGTGTAATTCGAATTAAGGTCATCAACGGTGAGCGCCTGATTGATGACGCCGCCAAAGGCACGAAGGCCAGCACCAGCCAAAGCCGCCGCATTTGCCTGCGACGTGCCCGCGCCGAACTGGTAGGAAGACCACGTCCCCGAGGCCGTTGCGTTGTTGGTCAGATAAACCTGCCACAGGTCGCCCGGAACGATTGTGCAGATGAACACATCCGTCGATGTAACAATATCGAAATTGGTGCTGCCGATGTTGTTGAACAGCAGGCACTCGCCGACGCCGGCGTTATTTGCTTCGGGGAGATAAACCTTCCGACTGGAACCAGTCGAATTGACGTTCATGATCCGCGCGGCGACGTAATCGGCCAGCGTGTTCGGCGCATTTGTTTCGACCGGCCACGCGAGCACAACGTCATCGGTGGACAGCGTGAAGGCCAGATACGAAACGTTTGAAGGATAGATGTTTGTTCCGCCGAATACCTGCGTGTAGGTGGTCATTTACGCCTCCATCCGACGCGCGGAGCGGTCGAGGATGTGTTTCAGGTCTTCACCATTTAGAGCCTGAGCGGCCCGGTCATACATCTGCTGCCAAATGCCAATGCGCTCGTCGTTCTTCAGGAACGGGGTCGCCTCAAGCAAGGAAGCATAGAGAAGAAGTTGCGGCGCATACTCGGTCAGCCAGTTGGTCTGATTCGAGTCGTCGAGCAGCGGAAGTAGCTGGTAAACGAGAACCTCGAAGGGATAGGCCGCATCCGGCGTTGGCGACACGATCCAGTTCTCGTAGTCGTAGTCAGCATAGAACTGGGGAGCAGATGTCTGCGAACGGTCAGGCCAATATGACCGAATATATTCGTAAGAACGCGGATAGATCTGCGTGTAGGTGTCGTTATTCGTTCCAGTGCCGTAGTTGAAGCTAACCGTCTGCCGCCAGCGATCCGGCTTTGGGTAGACAGCAAGGCCCGGTGAAAACGTACCTGTGAGCACATTAATCAGGCCTTCGACTTTCAACTCGCGCGCGATCCGGCGCTCCGCAAGATTGATCAGGCGCGGGAGCTGCTCATAGACGATCTCGTCAGAGGCCAGCGTAAAGCCGCGCTCCAAGTAGCGCCTCATGTCCTCTTTAAGCGACGCGAACGTCATGGTGGTCGGCATGTCAGTCTCCGCAGAACCCTTGGCGTCGGGCGTTGCTTACCTTAACCTCGGCTATTGTCTGATCAGTGTCTTTGGTAGACCAAGAGATTGGTTTCCAGACGTTACAGGCGGCTCCGTTAGTCCCGGCGGTGCCCGTCATTGTCGCGCAGCCGGGCAGGATCAGTAGCAACGCTATCGCCAGCACGAACGGCATTGTTAACCCTCCTCGATGCGTCAGCCTGCGCCTCTGCCTCGATCTTTGCCGCA